AACATCTACGCTTACCAACAAGACCATTGCTTTTGGTAGCAACACCCTGTCTGATGTGGCAAGTCTATCTACAGCCCAGACCTTCACTGGCACAAAGACCTTCAGCGGTACATCATCAGCACTAGCGATGATTTTGAACGACACGGCAGAGGTGGCGACAGTATCAGCAACAGCGGCCACAGGCACGATCAACTACGATGTCACCACCCAGTCTGTCCAGTACTACACCAGCAACGCAAGTGCCAACTGGACTGTCAACTTCAGGGCGTCATCAGGTACATCGTTGAACACTGCCATGACTACGGGCCAGTCTGTGACTGTGGCTTTCCTTGTCACGCAAGGCTCGACTGCTTACTACAACAATGTGGTGCAGGTAGATGGCACAACAGTGACTCCCAAGTATCAAGGCGGTACAGCACCAGCGGCTGGTAACGCAAGTTCGGTCGACGTCTATATGTACACCATCGTCAAGACGGGCAGTGCGGCATTCACTGTCTTTGCCTCGCAGACCAAGTTTGCATAAGGACTGATATGCCATTAGTACAAACAAGGGGTGCGGCATCGGCCCAAGGTTTTGGTGAGTTTGCACAGGCGGCTGCTGCTAACTACATTGAGGACGTGTTTTCTTGCTTTCTTTTTACTGGGACAGGCTCAAATCAAACTATTACCAACGGTATTGACTTGTCTACCAAGGGTGGTTTGGTTTGGACTAAGTGCAGAAGTGACGTTCAAGGCAACTTTCTTGTGGACACCGTGCGGGGCGGCGATGTCAATTTAAAATCAGACACCACAGCCGCCAATGATTTTGGCAGCGGCCAAGGCGCTCAGTCATTTACGTCTACGGGATTTGTAACTGGTGGATTTTCGGCACGAACCTACGTCTCATGGACATTCCGCAAGCAGCCAAAGTTTTTTGATATTGTGACGTGGACTGGAAATGGTACTGCTGGTCGGCAAATTCCCCATAATCTTGGCTCTGCACCGGGATTTGTTGTTGTTAAAAGAACAAGCAATGTAAACAATTGGATTTGTTGGCACAGAGCGTTAACAAGCACTCAATACATTCAAATAAATAGCACCAGTGAGGCTTTTTCTGATGGCGGTATATTTTGGAATAGCACAATCCCTAGCGCAACTGATTTAACTCTTGGAAGCGACAGCGGTGTTAATGGCTCTGGTTCAACCTACGTAGCCTACCTATTCGCCCATGACGCAGGCGGCTTTGGCCTGACGGGTACGGACAATGTGATTTCGTGTGGAGGTTATACAGGGGACGAAACAGCAAACAGAGCAATTACATTGGGCTATGAGCCTCAATGGATTCTGTGGAAAAATGCTAGTAACGCTTCTGGCTTGTCAGAAACAAACTGGCAAATTTATGACACTATGCGAGGATGGTTAGGGAACGCAACAGGAACTGGTGGTGACAGCAAATGGTTACAGCCAAATACATCAAGTGCAGAAGGTGGTGAAAACGCTATCGCAATAACTCCTACAGGTATTGCTGTTGGTAGAGCATATGGTTCGCTTACAAATAGGTCTGGCGATACCTACATCTACATAGCCATACGCCGTGGCCCGATGAAAGTGCCTACGCTGGGGACGAGTGTGTTAAACATTACAACAAGCGTAGGTACTAACCCAGCTTATGTAAGTAGCTTTCCTGTTGATTTTGCCTATCGAAGACAGATAACAGGAACAAGTGACAACTATTTTCACACACGCTTGCAAGGCGCTAAAACTTTATATCCAAATTATAATGTTGCAGAAGATAGCGATGCCAATGTAACTTGGGACTACCAAAATGGTATGTTTACAAGTACAGGAGCAAACGCAAATCAATATGGTTGGTTAATGAGACGTGCGCCATCGTTTATGGATACTGTTTGCTATACGGGGACGGGAGCAAACAGAACTGTAACGCACAATCTGACTGTTGTGCCTGAGTTGATGATTGTGAAGAATCGTTCTGATGCAACAGGTCGCGCATGGGCGGTGTATGCCAACGCAGACAACACAGATTACCTTGTTCTCAACACAACAGCGGCAACGGTAGACGACATAACCTATTGGAACGACACTTCGCCAACGTCCACAGTGTTTACAGTGGGAACAAACAATAGCACAAATGAAAGCGCGGACACATTCGTAGCCTACCTCTTCGCAACCTGCGCTGGTGTTTCCAAAGTAGGCAGCTACACAGGCAACGGCACAACCCAAACTATCAACTGTGGCTTCACAGGCGGGGCGAGGTTCGTACTCATCAAGCGCACTGACTCAACGGGTGATTGGTATGTATGGGACAGCGCAAGGGGAATCGTAGCTGGTAATGACCCACACCTCAGCCTCAACACATCAGCCGCTGAAGTAACGACAGACGACAGCGTGGATACCGACAGCACAGGCTTTGTGGTGAACCAGCTTTCAGCGACAAACATCAACGTCACATCAGCAAGCTACATTTTCCTTTCCGTGGCTTAAAGGACACACTATGCAAATCAGAACACAAACAGGCGCGGTCATGTACGAGGCAGAGTTTCGTGCATACCAAAAAGCCAATGGTGGCCCAGCGTGGGACACAACAACAACCGAGGTCTTGACAGCACTGGGTGCTGATGTGGTTTTTGAAGGACCACAAGCCTCTGGCGGGACGGTCTACCAATACAGCCAAGCGTCTGGTGTTGAGCAGATTGATGGCAAGTGGTACACCAAGTACATCCTTGGCCCTACCTTCACCGACACAGAAGACACAACTGCTGCCGAGCAAGAGGCTGCTTACAAGGCCAGCAAGGACGCAGAGCAAGCCAAGTCTGTCCGCACCAGCCGGGATGACAAGCTGACTGAGACTGATTGGAGGTTTCGCAGTGATATGACACCTTCACAGGCGTGGAAAGATTACTGCCAAGCCTTGCGAGACATCCCAGCACAGGCTGGATTCCCTTGGACCGTTACTTGGCCTGACGCACCATGAGTGAGCTAGACATCCGGTTTACGAGCCATGAGGCCGTTTGTGCAGAACGTTATGCACAGATCAATGCTCGGCTCAAGCGGCTTGAGGGTGTGATTATGAAGACCACTGGCGTCTTGATCGTCTCCATGTCCGCTATCGTTTACGCATCTCTGACGCTGGGCAGATGAAGTGGACTTCTTCGACGTCCTCGCAAAAGCATGGCCCATCCTGCTGGCGCTGATCACCTTGATCATCGTCTTGGCAAAGTTGGACCTGCGGGTAGCTGTCTTGGAGGACAAGATCAAAACGCTATTTGAAATGTGGAACAGGCGGGACAAATGATCGATCCGCTAACCGCATTCGCTGTAGCCCAAGGAGCCATCAAAGGGATACAAGCTGCCATCAAGATGGGCAAGGACATCAATGGCATCAGCGGCGACCTGATGAAGTTCTTCGAGGCGAAGGACGTTATCGCCAAGGCGTCGGTCAAGAAGAAGCCAAAGGGCTTTGGCAAGAGCGATACGGCAGTGGCGTTTGAGACGGTGATGCAGCTCAAGCAGCTCCAAGACGCAGAGAACGAGCTGAAGCAGATGCTGATCTGGTCAGGCAATGACGATGTCTGGAACGCCCTGATGCTGGAGCGTAACCGCATGGTGGCTGAGCGCAAAAAGGCAGAGGCAGAGAAGGCTCAGGCCAAGGCACTGAGGGCTAAAGAGATTAACGACATCCTGACCTTTGGCCTGTGGGCTGCATTGGTGGCTGTAGTGATTGGTTTAACCGCGTGGTTTACGTGGCAACTCGTGGGGGACACATGATCGACTTAACCAAAACCATCGGGGCAGTCGCAGCCAGCATTGCAGCCATTGGCGGCGGGTACACGTTGGCAGACAAGTTTGGTTGGTTTGACAGAGCCATTCTTGAGTGGTCACCAGAGCATTTTAAAATCACAGCGGCGGCAGGGCAACCTATCAATGTGACAGTGGCCCGGATTAAAAAGCGTGATGATTGCTCTGTTGAGAGTTTTACCCCAAGCATCCGTGACGCAGCAGGTATGGTGCACGAGGCAACGACAACGGCAAGCAAATTCAGCGGCCCAGCAGGGCCAACGATTGACACGTTTACCTACCAATTGACTATGGTGCAAAAAGAAAAGATTGCACCCGGCACAGCCACCCTTCTGGCAACGATCAAATACAAATGCCCCGAGGGTGAGCGCGTTGTGCAGTACCCACGCCATGCAAACCTGAGTTTTGACTTGAAAGGCTGACCATGCTAACCCTACTCTCGACCCTGATCTCCTTCCTCGCCGGGGGCTTGCCAAAGCTGCTTGGCTTTTTCCAAGACAGGGCAGACAAGAAGCATGAGATGGCCATGGCCCAATTGCAGATCGAGCGAGAGCTGGAGATGCGCAAGGCCGGGTACGAAGCCCAGCAAAGGGTCGAGGAGATCAAGATCGAAGGGCAGATGATCGAGGCAGAGGCATCAGAACGAGCGGCCTTGTACGCGCACGACATCGCCATAGGTCAGGGCGCCAGCCAGTGGATGGTCAATCTCCGGGCCGGTGTCCGGCCCCTGTTGACTTACGGCTTCTTCTTGCTATTTACCTTCGTCGAAGTCGGCGGGTTTGTCTACGCTTGGAACCACGGGGTGGCGTTCGATGTTCTGCTCACCAAGTTGTGGAACTCTGACACTCAGATCATCTTTGCATCGATCATCAGCTTCCACTTCGGCGGCCGGGCATTCAAAGGCGGCAAGGATTGAAAGTCTCTGCCCGTTGCAAGGAGATGATCAAGCACCACGAGGGTGTTCGATTTAAACCGTACCGATGCCCAGCGCGTCTTTTTACGATTGGAGTAGGTCATGTCCTTTACCCAGATCAAGGTCGCTTACCTTTGGATCAAAGAGACGCTTTCCCACTTGCGGCAGCAGATAACCGCACGTTTTCAAAGGCAGAAGTAGATGGAATTCTTGGCCGCGATCTTCAGCGATTTGAGGTTGGGGTTGCCAAGCTCTTTCCCGTGGTTCTCACCCAAGGCCAGTTTGATGCTCTCGTCAGCTTTGCTTTTAATCTCGGTCTGGGAGGAGTTCAGCGATCAACGCTCCGTCAAAAGGTTCTTCGCGGAGAGATCGAAGAAGCGGCGGACGAGTTTCTGAAATTCACAAGGGGCGGGGGCAAAATCCTGCCCGGACTGGTAAAGCGCAGAAATGATGAACGCGCCCTGTTCTTAATGTAAAATCTTTGCGGGGCCACTGCGCCCGCAATAGGCCGCCTAGTGCGGCTTTCCTATTTGTGGAGCGAATATGGCAACAGCAAACAACCCGTTTGATTTAAACACCACGTCAGGGGCAACCCTGCTCGGCAACGCTACGAGCGCGATCGCCGCACCTCAAGCCACTGGATACACCGCGGCGACGTCTGGCGCAACTGGTTACAAGGCTACCGACGCCAACCCGTTTGGATACACGGCCAGCACCATGACTGGCGAAGGTTACAACGCGGGTTCGCGAACAGCGGCCGGATACGACGCGGCCGGGGCCCTTGGCACCAACTGGAACGTCGACAACAACCAAACAGTTCAAGGACAGATCGGCGGCCTGATTGCTGCCAACTCGCCCCTGCTCCAGCAAGCCCGTGCCAACTCATTGGCTCAGATGAACTCGCGAGGCTTGGTCAACTCGAGCATGGCCTTGGGAGAGGGCCAGAAGGCCGTCTACTCGGCAGCGCTCCCGATCGCCACACAAGACGCGGCCACCTTTGCCAACTCAGCTCAGGTCAACGCCAACGCTGCAAACCAGTTGGCCCAGTTCAACGCCGGCCAAAGCAACCAAGCCCTTGGTTTTACAGCCAACGCTCAGAACCAAGCCGGCTCAGAAAACTTGGCAGCCGGCAATCAGGCTCTCGGATTCACGGCTTCTGCGGCCAACCAAGCCGAAGCTCAAAACCAAGCTGCGAAAAATCAGGCCATGCAATTTGGCGCGGGTACAGCCAGCCAGACATCCGCGGCCAACGCAGCCGCGGCCAATCAGGCCGCACAGTTCACGGCCGGCGCGACCAATCAAGCGGCGGCGGCCAATGCGGCAGCCCAGAATCAGGCCGCCCAAGTCACGGCTGCCAACCAGACCGACGTCTCCAAGCAATACGCCACCGCTCTCAACAGCACTGTCCAGAACATGATGGACCAGTCGATGAAGTTCGCCCTGTCGAACGCCGACGCTCAGACAAAGATCGAACTGCAGAACATCGACGCGTCTACCCGCGCGACCTTGGCTGCAACAGAGGCCGCTTACAAAAACCAGATACAGGCATCGGCCAGCGCAAACGACGTCTTCCAGCAAGTGTCCAAGAACATCGCCGACCTCATGGCCAACCCAGACCTCAGCGCTGATGTTAAAGACGCTACGGGTACGCCCCCTGTTACGCCGAAGCAGGCGGCCGTCAACATGCAGAAAGCCTATTTGCAGAATTCGCTTGAGATTCTCAGCGCAACGTCGGGAATCAAAGGGCTTAAAGATCTGTTGACCGGTCTGTCATGACACGCGAAGCCCTTCTTGAACCGATCATCTCCTCGGTTCGCAAGGGCACTGCGTTGTCGAGGTACCAGATCCTTGACTACTTTGCTGACTGGGAAGTTCTTCAGTTCGATTTTGAAGACCGGCTTGTTTGGACCATGGTGGCCAAAGGGACTGAAGTGCACATTGCTCTTGCCCCTGACTGGCAGCCAAGGGCCAGCATGCGTGACTCGGTCAGGGCTTTCCTTGAGCCGGTGTTTGAGAGACATGGCTTTTTGACCACTCGCGTATCTCACGAGCGAGTAGATCAAAAAAAGTTTGTGAAACGAATCGGGTTTAAGCCCACTTGGAAAGACGGGGACGTTGAGTACTACCTGCTTGGCAGCCTACCATTTGAGAGGAAAATATGATTAAGAAATTCTATCTAACCCGGACGCAAACCCGGGCAATGTCGATTGACCACCCGATTGGCGACCCCACGGGCGGGGCAGCCTACGGTGAGAAGAGAGACCCGCTCAGCGCGGCCATTTCGATATTCTCGATGTATACCTCGGGCGCAGCCATTGCAGCAAACGGCTTAACTTTGCTGTCGGGCCTCCAGTTTGTGGGGAGCGCTCTAAGCCTAGTCGGCAACATCACCGGAAACAAGACCCTGTCCCAGATCGGCATGGTCGCCGGCCTTGCAGGCGGCATAGGTTCTTTTGCTGAGAAAGCAGGCCTGTTTGACTCTAAGGCCCTTGACTCAGCTATTGGCCTTGGTGATGAC